ATGGGTCTGGACGGGTACTACGTCGCCTACGACGACAAGGGTGAGCCGTGGGGGGTCCTCGACATGAGGAGCGGAACGGTCGCGCCCCTCGACCATGGTGCCGTCGACTCGGTCATCGGAACGCCGGAGCGTAGGGACTTCGCCGCCTACGTCGTGGGGGAGAAGAACCTGACCCCGAGTACCGCGTTCGCCTACGAACAGGGTCTCCAGCGGATCGAGAAGTTCACCGGCACGCAAGCCCATCTCCTCAAGGTCCCCGACGTCCGGCGCTTCCTTCGTGAGTCGCCCTACAACCCGTCGACCAAGAGCGGGACCCTCGTCGCGGTCAAGGCCCTGCACCGATGGGGGAGGCTCGAAGGGAAGGCGTGGGCGAACCCCGACATCGACGCTGTCCCCGGACCGAAGCAGGTCATCAACCCGAAGGACGCGCTCGAGCCCGAGCAGGCGGCGCTGTTGCTCAACACCTGCCGGCGTCCGAACGAGTTCCGGGTCATCGGTCTCGGGTTACTCGGAGGTCTGCGGGTCGCGGAGTCGGCGTCGATCGGTGAGGTCGAGTGGGTCGGCGACAAGCTGAAGTTCATGGGCAAGGGTCGCAAGGTCAGACAGATCCCCGTCCACGCCGACCTCGCGGAGATGCGGAACGTCATCATGCGGAACCCGTCGACGAGTCCCGGCACCCTCAAGCACGTCTGTCGATCGCTCTCCTACGTGACCGACATCCCTTTTACGAGTCACATGCTCCGGCACACCTTCGCCCGGATGCTCCGACGCGCGGGAGTTCCCCGGGAGGTCATCGGTGCGCTGCTCGGACACGCCCCGCTCGGGGTCACCGACGGTCGCTACGCCCCGGTTGAGATGGACGAGATGCTCGATGCGATCGGCAGGCTCACCTATCCGACGCGGCCGGTTCTGGTCGAAGAACCCGTCACGGGAGCTGACTAGCGTGGGACCCATGCAGCAAGAGATCGACCTCCTCGAGCTCGGCGTCGCCCCGGCTCGATGCCTGAAGGGGGAGAACAGCGAGCGGGGTGAGGCGATCATCATCGGGCGCTACCACCGGGCGCTGCGCGAACGCCGGGCCGAGGAGCTGCGCCGGCGCTACGGGAAGAAACTCCCTTGGGCCGAGGTCGCCGAGCGTCAGACGAAGGAAGAGATCGAGCTGCGAATCCGCAAGCTCGAGCGTGAGAAGGAGGCCGCGATCCACTCCCTGCGGGAGTACCACGATCGGCGGGAGTCGGAACGCGAGCGCTTGGTCCGGCGTCTCGTCGCGATGGAGAAGGAAAAAGGTCACCTGGAAGCGACCATCCGGATCCTGGTCTCCGACGACTAGGGTGTCACCGGAGCGCTCACCGGGGGGTACGCATGCCGATCGAACATGAAGGCTTGCTTTGGGATCGTGACGCCAAAGGCGTCATCGTCTGGAAGGACGAGTACTCAAACAGTTGGTTTCCGTGGGACCCGGACATCGACGACACGATGCCACCGAAGCAGCTAATCCAACAGGAAGCGCCGATCGCTCCGGCCGATCGCAAGACTCCTGAAGGGAAAACGAGCCTGGTCGGAGTCGTCGTGTTCCTCGTCATCGGTTGGTTCCTCTTTCAGACGTGCGGGTCAGACGGCGGTGACGGTGGTGGAGGCGAGTCCGGCTCTTTCTCGGGAAAGGTCGTCGACTACGACGCTATCAACCCGGCGACCTTGCGCGTCTATGCCGAGACGACCAACACCGGGACCGAGAGCGCGACAGCGACCTGCACCGTGCGGGGTGAGGACCCGGGCGGAAGCTATTCGGGTTTCGACTTCGTCGAGGTCGGCCCGATCAAGCCAGGTCAAACCGAGACCTGGAGTGCGAACCTCACGATCACCGATGAGGGAGCCGGCTTCGTTACCGATGTTTCTGTCAAGTGCTGAGACCCGTTCGTCTCACGTCACCACGGACGCGAAAGACCCCGCTGGCTTCCTGCTACCAACGGGGTCTCGATGGCTCTGAGAAACGAGGGGGTAGGTCCTAGTTGCCGTTCTGCGCGGTGGCGACCGCCTCCTGAATCTTCTCGGCCTGCCTCTCGGCCGATTTCTGTGCTCCCTGCTGAAGCCACCGCGCGCCGACGAGAGTGACGACCGCCATCGCGATGTTGTCCGCGGTAGCGCCGGGGACGGACGTGACGAGGTACGCCGCGAACGCGATCAACGCCAACGAAATGAGCAGCGTCGAGATGGTGTCCAAGATCTCCTTATCCACGTTTCCTCCCCTTCGGTCGTCGCTCTCTCTTTCGTTCCTTGACCTTCAGAGCCTTGACACGCCGGGCGGCGTCTTCACGAGATCCGACGAACTCGAAGTGCATCGGGTCCGGCTTGGAGTCGTAGTCGCCTCCCCATCGGAAGCCCCACTTCGCCGCGATGGCACCCGCGTTCTTCGGCATCGTCGATCGGAGCAGCTTGCCGTTGTCGAACCTCTTACGGAGCGGGTGCGGATCGTCGTGGGCGGAAGCGCTCATGTATGGGTTCTGTGGAGCATCGAGGTCCGACGCGAGCCACCAACTGTGGTTACTCGGCGAGCTCGTACCGGAGATCGCCCGACACGCGCCGCCCCAGCACCAGCCTTTCTTGAACCACTCCTCGCGCGCCTTCTCGAGGTCGCGGATGAGACCCACGAGCAGCGGAGCGATCTGCTTGCGGACCGGGATCCGGATCTCGTTGTCGGTGTCCTCGTGGATGATGACCGTGATGACGTCGCCGGTCTGACAGTTGGGCCAGCCTGAGCCCCACGATGGATGCGCCATCAGTCGCCGTCCTCGCCGGCGCAGTCGCCCTCTTCGTGGTCACCGGTCAGGTTGCCCGGCGGTGCGTCGTCTTCCGGGTCGTAGTCCTCGAAGACGACCTCGATCTCTTCGGGCTTTGTCATACGGCAAGTCCTCTCTCTCGCAGCTCCTTTTCGAGTTCCTGAAGTTCCATCTCCAGCTCAGTCGTGTGGGCTTTCTGGCGCGCAAGCACCGACTCTTTGATGTCGTCGGGGACCTCGGGATGAGAGAGGAACTGCATGGTCATGACCTCGTTGCGAAGCGCATGGTTAGAGACCCGGCACTTCATTCCCTCGAACCGACGAATCAGCTTCTCGTCACTGAGCGACTGCTCAAGCTGGGGGACCTTGTGATCTTCGAGATACTTGAGGCGGCGTTCTAGCTTCTGTCGGTACTCACGCTGCTCGTCCCAAAGTTGTTCCGCATCGGTGCCCTCCACCCGTCCTGAGAACCGCCGCCGCGTGACGAGGTACGTGAAGAACTGTCCCGCCACGATTAGCGCAAGGGCGAGCGGCCACGGCAAGGCGATGTCCACTACTGGACCCACACGGAATCGGTGGCGATGTTGAAGTGCGTGTCGAGGTAGGAGCCGGGTTCCGGATCGGGGTTGAAGTAGTCGTCGCGCCTGCAGTCGAACGTGATGGTCCTGCATGGTCCCGGCGCCCACCAACACAAGACATCGCGCCCGTCGGTGCAGTGACGATGGTCATCCTCATGCGGGGCGTCGTGTTGGACTGCGCCCCATGAATGAGCCAGCTCGTGAAGCACGACCTTCCGGGTCCACTCGACGACGAGAGATGTTCGGGGCCCGACGTTGTTCGGATTCGACAGGCCCGGGGTCGAGTCGTTGTCGATGCGAGAGACGCTTCCGTGCGTATCCCGGGGATCCCCGTCGTAGAGGAGGACGAGGTTGATGTCCTCCCCGTCGAGGTCCGCTCGCGCCTGATCGGTCTCCGCGTCCTCACGCGAGTACCGGCCGTCTTCGGTCTCCGAGATGGGTGTCAGCGGTATCCGTCTTGGGCCCCCGCACGCCCACCGGATGCCGTAGCCCGACAGACGAGAGAAGAGGTCTTCAGTTTCGTTCCGTAGCCTCTTCGCCTTCCGCATCGGACGGGCGAATCGCGACTCGCGATCGGGAGGCGTGCCGACGACCAAGACGACGCGCGGCCCGGTGTCGACGCAGTAGATCGGAGGGGGAGGGGCCGCGTCGATCAAGCGAGCCCCACACGGTTGCGTTCCACTCGGTTCTCCTTTCGAACCCGAGGGAACGCTCCTCGACTAACTGCTGGCTGCTATTGAACGTTGTATGTCACGTCTTTGCATGAGGCCAGTGCCACGACCCCGGCTTGTGCGTCTTCGAGTAGGGCACCGCGTCCGCCATCCACAGGAACGGCGCCTCCGCGTGGTTCGGCGCCTTGCCCGGTGCGGGATCGCCGCGGTCGAGGAAGACCCGGAGGTTGACCCTCTCTTCGAGTGCCTTCACGACGATCGCCGCGCGACACCCAACGTCATCGACAACGAAGTGGACGATGTCGGCGACTTCCACCTGCTTCTCGCTCACACGACCCTCCCGATGATGAGCCACGTCGCGCCCGCGCGGATGAGCGCCACCCGATGACCGATCGTCGGCGCGTACGACGCTAGGTAGGGATACGTCTTGATCGAGGCGCTCGTCTCGCCGTCGAAGAGCACCGCCGGCCGCCCGCTGACGTAGGTCGCCGGGATGGTGCCGAAGCGAACGATCCGCTCGGACTTCTGCGTTGCCTCGAGGAGACGAAGGACCTCGGCCGCGATGTTCATACCGAGACCACCCTTCGAACGTCGTGCCTCATCTGACCCCCGACCTCCAGGGGCAAGCTCCATGTGTGCTCGACGTACTTCGCGCCGACACCGAGAGGCTCGAAGTAGACCTCGATGACGTCGGAGTCGCCGTGCATCGGCATGGTCGCGGTCCGGAACTCCACCGACGCATAGACCTGCGACGCCTCGAACGCGAGCCGTTGTGCGAGCGCGTCGAGCGTGGCTTGGTCGACGGCGTCAACGGACTCACGGAAGTCGACGATGGTCCGGCCCCGGCTCACGGTCGACGTCGGCGACGAAGCGTTCGCGTTCGTGTAGGTCGACGAGATCGGCGTGCGATCCGGCTCGGAGACGACGAGGACCCACTTGTTCGCGACATCGAAGAGGTCGAGCGTCTCGGTTGCCTCCGGAGACAGCACGCTCAGACCGTCGTCTTGATAGACGTACTCGACCGGTGACGCGGTCGGCACGATGTACGGCTTCGCCACCGCGCGGCCGACCTCGTCGAACGACAGCGAACGGTAGTTGATCGCGAGGAGCAGGTCGTTGACGATCTTGAGCTTCGAGGTCCCGGGGGGCCAGTCGACCGCGACGGGAGTCGTCTTCGTCGTCGGCGTGAGGTTCTGCATCGCGATGCCCGCCGAGTCCAGCAACGCCTTCACGCCGTTGGTTCCCGAGATGTAGTTCACGGCGGCGGCGATCGTGTACCGATCGGCGACCCTGTCGTCTCGAAGGATGACGAGCTGGTCGTAAGCCTCGACGTCACGGATGACGGAGCCATCGTCCTCGGCCCGTCGACTCGGCGTCGACAGCAGGAAAACACCCTGCGGCCACTCGGCCCACCCGCCATCGGGCATCCGCAGTCGGAAGTAGGGCTTGATGCGGTCCGAGAGCCAGTTGACCGAGTCGAGCCCGTCACGAAGAGAGAAGCGAGCGGTTCGCTTGATGTCGGCGAGCGCGTTGTTCGAGACCTCCGCCTGTTCCATGCCGACGATCTCCGCCTTGAAGACGTTGCTCGCGTCGAGCAACTCGAATCGGAAGTCGACGGTCCGCCCCGCGCGGTGAAGCTCGGCGATGACCTGCTCGGCTGTGTAGCCGTTGACCGCGAGACCCTGCACTAGACGGCCTCGTCGAAATCCGTCGCTTCGACCTTGAGCGCGATGGCAGTGCCGATCTCGACATCGGTCTCGGGCATCGACGCGATGACCCCGAACACCTTGCGACCGGCGCTGTCGCGGTAGCAGAGGACCGCCCGGCGTTCGTGCATCTCCCGCAACGCGGCGACGTCGACCGGGTCGATCAAGACGACGGTCGCTTCGACCTCTTCCTCGGTCCGTGTGCCGAACTCCGGAACGGGTCGAGCGCGCCCGGCATAGACGTGCGTTGCGACCTGGACCCGCTTGGTTGCTCCCCGCGCCATGCGTCGTTGCCGGAACCCGCGCGCCGTCCCCGACGCATCCTCCGGGTCGTGCAGCCACACGCCGACGAGTGAGACGTGGATCGGAGCCGAGACTAAGCTCTCGCGCGTCGTGTTGTTCGCGCCGATCGCCTTGACCTTGTATTCGTAGTCCTGCTCCGACGCGACCGCGTAGTCGTCGTAGGTGGTGACGTGCGTCGCCTCGAGGCCCCCGTCGAAGGGATGCTTATAGGTCGTGTCGTCTTCGACCGGGAGCGGTCCACCGAGCGCGTAGTCGGCGGCGATCTTGGCGGCCGAGTGCGCTGTGTTGGAGATGCGGAGATCGTCGAGAAGACCGTTGATCTGATCGACGCCACCGAGCCCAACCCCCAGCTCGGCGACGGCCGCCGCGAGCGTGGGGACGGCTCCCGACGAATCACTCCCGACAAGGACACCGTTCTTGTAGAGGCGGAAGTCGTTCGACTTCCACACCGCGGCGATCTTTGTGACGGTGTCGAGTGGCAGGTTGACGGAATCGGTGATGTTGCACGAGAGGGCGCCGCCCGAGAAGACTTCCCATCGAAGTTTGCCCGCCCCGTTCTCCCCCAGCAAAAGCCCGTTCGTCGTGTCCCCGGCGCTGACGATGCGCCGAGGTCGGCCCAGAACGAGAGTCGGGTTGAAGAGTTTCAGTGAGACCTCGATGGTGCCTTCGTTGTTGTTGAAGACCCCAGCGCGCGGGATCGACAGGGTCTCGGCGGCCCTCGCCGTTCCGGGTGCTTGGTAGGACGTGGGGTAGCTCTTGTTCTCGAATTGAGGACGACAGATGTCGATGTCGGCACCGTTGGGCAGGTCGCCGATGAGCCACACGTCGCACGTCACGGCCCCCGCCGGAGCAACCGCTCCCAGGTAGGCGCGTCGCCAGGTGCCGTCGAGCACGGCACTGCCCCATGCTCCTCCTGGGGGCCCGCCGTTGAAGTTCATCGTGTCGAACCGGATCGTCGTGCCGCCCGAGTTCTTCCACTGCAACCCAACGAATCCCCCGGCGCTCCCGGCGGCGAGTCGTTCCCACACGGACATCGTGTACGACTGAAGAGCTGTGACGGGACGGTTCTGGAGTAAGTAAACGTTGCCGACGCCGATCGAGCGATAACGTCGCGCGCTCACACCACTGAATGGACTGGCGACGTTGCCTTGATCGGTGAGGTTCGCGCCCTTGTTCCACGGAGGCACGACCGGCGCGTCCCCGGTGTCGAGGAGGTTCGTCGTTCCCTCTTCGATCGTGATCCCGTTACCGAAGCCAGCTAGCTCCGCACGCGGGACGCCCGTCGCGACCTGTGAGCCGTCCTGCTTGACGGCGGTCGATGCTCGGGCAAACGTGGCCGGGTTAGCTTCGACCTCTTCGACGGCGATACGCGTCCAGTCGGTCTCGCCGACCTTGCGACGGTGAATCTCGTTTGAGACGACCACCGGCTCGCTTACACCGGGCCCCGGGTTCTCTGCCGTGACGCGGATGAACCCGTCCTCGGTGGGGACCTCGGTGTAGTCGGTGACGATCAGGTCGGTCATAGGTCCCTCTCCGCCAGCGTGGCAAAGACGTTTACGAGGGGCGAGTCGGTGGTCTCGACATTCGCCCGCCACTCCTCGCCGTCCCTAACGCCCAGGATCGCGGGTCCGGCATTGGAGAGGGTGCCGATGGCGTTCCTGGCGATTGTGGAGGTAACCCCGGCTCGTTTGGCCTTTATGAGGACGTTGCGGGTCGCCGCCTCGCCGTTGAATACCCTGGACGTTGCCTGGATGAGGCCACCGAAGGCCACCGAGGCGAAGGACGGGATGGTCGCGTATTTCCCGGCCGGGGCCGTATAGATGACCTGCTCGGCGACGGTGAGGCCCGACTTCCGGACGCTAACGAAATCGAACTCGGGATACTCGTCGGTGTCGATGGTGACGAAAACCGCGTGGACGTCGAGAGCGCCCGCCGTCACGATCCGCCAGGTCTCGCCCTCGGTTAGAAGGTCGAAGATGGCGAGGCTGGTCTGAGCGTTGGCCCCCGCGCTGACCCGACCGTACCGATTCGCCGCCGTGTGGACCTCTCCCTCTCTGAGCTTGTAGATGTCGACGACGATGGCCCCGCCGGTGCTGTTGTAGACAATCGGAGCCTGGATGTACGCGATCTTGCCGTCGGGACAGGTGAAGAGGTCGCCGACCCCGTTGAGAGCTGGAAGTCTCGTAACCGTCATCTCGGTCGACAGAGCCTCCAGCTTCGTCCGAGCGGTGAGAAGCTCCGGCGCTGGCATGAACTCCCCGACCTCGGTGAACGAACCAAACTCGATCATCGGCGTCGGAGCGCCGACGAAGTGCGCGGTGCCATCGTTGTCCGAGCATTCGAGGGTCACGGTCTGCGGCGTGTCGGACCACAGCTCATATTCGCCCTGGTCGTTAGTCGTAACGATGATGGGCGCTGTCAGAGCGACCCCGCCGGTGCGCGCGGTATAGACGCTCCCGAGCGGCGCGGAAGTGCTTCCGACCTGCGTCACGAGGACCTCGGCGTTTTGGACCGGGCGACCGTTGGGCCCGACTCTGACAGTCCCTCTCAAGTGTGCTCTCAAGTCGGCCTCCTACATCGCTTCCACGGTGATGACTGGTTGGGGCGGCGGTGTGTAGAGCACGGTGAAGGTCCGCACCGCCACGTTCGACGCGACATCGAGCGCGTCCCAGGTCGTGACCTCGACCGAGTAGTTGCCGACCACGAGGCCGGTGAGCGTGTACGACCGCGCGGCCGAGTCCATGACCTTGCCGGTGGTCGAGATGACAGCTCCGAGACTGTCTTTCAGCACCACCCGGTAAGCGGTCTGGATGCCCGCCTCTGGATCGGTGAAGGTCCACGTCACGAGATGACTCGCGAAGATGACGACCTCGCCGTTGGTCGCCGGGCTCGTGATAGCCGTGGTGGGTTGCTGCGACGTGTTGAACGCGCCGAGCGCCGAATAGGGACCGGCGAGATCGCCTTGGTCCCACGTCTTGACTTCCCATTGGTACGCGACCCCGTTCGTCAGCGTCCCACCGGGAACCGTGCGACTGCTGACCGCGCTCGCGACTTTCCCGGTGTCGTGAACCATGACGCCGTCCGAGACCCGGTAGATGCGGAGCTGGAAAGCGCTCTGTGTGTCACCGGCGTCGTCGTTGAAGGTCCACGCGAACTGCGCCGCCTGTGTCGCGTCGAACGATTCCTTCGTCGTGAGCGTCGGGGCCAGTGGCGGGGCCGAGTAGGTGATGACGAGTTTCGGGTCATCCGCGGTCCCCGTCGTGTCGACAGCCTTGACCCCCACTTGCTCCAACCCCGTCGGCGCGTTGTTGTTGCGATGCCGCGACGAGCACAGGAGGAGGTAGGTCGTGCCGTCGACGGCGATCGCCGCGGCAAGGGCGTCATCGGTGAAGACGTTGTAGTCGCTCGACCACCCGGCCGACGTGTCGAAGTGAGCCCGCAGAGTGAGCGCCGCGAGGTCTGCTCCGGCGACCCAATCCGCTGCGTCCACGCTCGCGCCGAAGTCCTTCGTCCGGGCCTCGATCGTGAAGTCGGTGACCGACTCGTCTGGAGATACGCCGCCGCCCTTGATCGAGAGCACCGCGGAGGTAACGACCGCGCCGGGCGGAAGGACCGTCGTGTCGAACGACACGAGGTACTCCTTCACGACGTAGAGGCCCCCCGAGAGGTACTGACCGATCTGATGCACCGTTCCCGTCGACACGAAGAACCCGCTCCCAGCTCGTGCCGTCGCATAGACCGCGTTCGACGACTCGATCTGAGCGTCGTTCACGTTCCCGTAAACAGTGAGGACCGCCATTAGCTAGCCCTCCTGCCGGTTCGTTGCTTGTCACAGACGGGTCGGTACACGTCCGGGGCGGAATGGGAGCGGGACGGGTTGCACGACTGCGAGAGACAAGACGGTAGGCGGCTCATCGCGCCCCCTGCTTCGCTACCTGTCGGATGGTGTCGAAGAACTCCTCGGCCTGGCGCGCACCTTTGATGTTGGACAGCTCAACCGTCTGAATGTTGAACGTGTCTCCGGTCGCGATGACCTTGCTCGACTTCGTCCCTCCACCCTGTGCGGCCGCCGCCGCTGCAGCCGCCGCCTGCTCGGCCTGCGACCCCATCGAGCCACCGCTCGGAGCGCTCGTCGTTACGACGGAAGAGGCTGCCGTGTGGATCCCGGCGATGACGGCGTTCAGCCGGTCGCGGAAGTCACCAGCGATGCCCGAGATGTTTTCGGCGAACCCGCGCAAGGCGTTGGCGAGCGCATCGAAGTTCAGCTTCTCGGCCTCGCGCGCCATGTGGTCGACGAACCTCTCGACCTCACGAGCGAACTCGGCCATCTCTCGGGTGACCGCTGCCATCTCCTGCCCGAAGAAGAGATCGGTGAGCCGGTCCGAGATGCGCTCGACGGTGTCGTTGATCGTCTTGGCCGTCTGATTCGCCATGATGATGAGCTGACCGGACGCGTCTTCGAGCAACGCTTCGGCCATCGGCAACGCTTCCTCGCCTGCGGCTGCGATCTGACGTATCAGCTCTTCGCCGAGCCCGGCCGCGGCCAGTCGATCGAGCACGTCGGCGAAGTGCTTCGCCCGGCTCTGCAGCGACGGGAGCAGGTTGCGAAGGACGCTCGTCGCCTTCGACTCCTGCATCGTCGTCGCGAGCGCCGCCTTCGCCTGGTCCTCTTGGGCGATCGCGGCGGCGAGCTGCGCGATGGCCGCCTTCTGTGCCGTCTCGGCCGCGGCGACGGTCTCCTCGGTGCGCTCCGGGTCGGAGTAAGCGGCGTTGAGAGCCGTGACGGCATCATCGCTCGCGGTGCGCGCGTCTGCGACGGCCTGCGCGGCCGCGACTGCAGCTTCCTCGGCGGCCCGGAGCTTGTCGGCGGCCGTGTCGGCTTCGTCGTTGAACGCGCTGACGAGGTCGCGCATACCGGAGAAGCCACCGGAGACTTCGTCGCGGAAGTTAGCGATCCGCTCGTTGAGTGCGTCGAAGCGGGTCTGCAACGCCTCCCCGCGCCGGAGCAGTGCGCGGCCCTCGGTCTCGAACCTTCGAGCGAGTTCCTTCATCGCTTGGATCTGCTCTTTCGCATGTTCCTTGAGCGCCTCGATCTGTTTCTTCGTGGCGTTCTTCAGCGATGCGATCGCGGCGTCGGACAGCTTGTCGTTTTCGAGCGCCTTCTCCAGCTTGCTCGTGAGGCCATCGATCTGCTTCTCGAGCTTGTTCTTCAGTTTGTCGATGGCGTTGTCGATCTGCGACGTGAAGCGATCGAGGAAGTGCTCGGTCTTGTTTAGCCCCCGCATGAGACCGGCGACGATGTCCTTACCGATCTTCTCGAAGACCCGAGACGGCGAGTGTGCGTCGACCTGTTGACGAGCTGCGGCGATGACCTGCGACATCATCCCGGCGACCGCATTGACGACGTCTCCCGGTTGGATCCCGGCGATTACGCCCTGACTGATCGCATTACCTAGCGAGATGGCGGCGCTTCGAGTCGGACCGACCTGACTACGAACGTGCCCCGGGATTCCCTGCACCGCGGTCTTCGCACCGAGCGAGCCCCGGATCGCGCTCGCCTTCAACGACTCGAGGGCGCCGGCGAGGATGTCCGATTGCTTCTTCGACAGGCCCGCCTCACGACCGAGCTTCTGAAGAGCCTCGGCCGCGTTCGGAACATCGCCGGTGAGCTCGTTGACCTTCTTCCGATTCAGACCCCACGTCTCGGCCAGCTCGAGGAAGGCGTTCTTGTTGACCCGACCCTTCACGGTTGCCGCGGCGAGGTTGTCAGCGAGATCCTTGGTCGAGACGGCCAGGCTGCGCTGCGACTCCCGAACGTTGATCTGAGCGCGCTCGACTGCGTCGAGGGCCTCCTGATACTTCCGCCCCGAAGTAACTCCCTCGTCCTTCAGTCGGTTCAGCTCGCGTTGGGCATCGGCGAGAGTGCGCTGCGCGTCGCGGAGGTTGAGCTCGGCGGAGCGAACCGTGTCGGTGATACCGGCCAGTCGACGACGGGTGTCGGCGAGGGACTCGGTCGACATCTCGACCTCGGCGGTCGCCTGACCAGACAGCCGGAGCGCCGCGGCAAGTCTCTTCTCGGCCGCATCGAGTCGCTCGGTGAAGAACGCGGCTTCTTGGCTCCCGGCCCCGAACGCGGCGAGCGCCTCGGTCTGGTGGAGGACGGCTTGCGCGTAGGACGCCTGCGCTTCGGCGATTTTGCGGGTCGCCCCGTCCATCTGCTCCGCTTCCCTGCGAGCTTCGAAGATCGCCTGCTGGAGACCGTGAAGCTCGTTGGTCGCGCTCGGGCCCTTGCCGATGAACTCTTCGAGGGCGTCGGACATCTGCGTGCCGAGATTCGAGGCCGCGCGCGCGGTGCTCTCGAACTGCGACCGCAGGTCGGTCATCGCGCCGATGTCCGTGAGTCCCTCGATCAACCCCCTCGACGCTGCTGTGGCTCGGTTCTCCGCAGTGATGAGGTTGTAGATGCCGAAAGCGAGTCCGGCCACGGCCGCCGTCGCGAGACCGGTTGGGGAGGTCAACGCCGAGAACGCCGTGCCGAGGCGCTTGACCGATTGCATCGCCTGGCCTGCGACCCACGCGAATGGACCTATCGCTGCGACGATCGCCATCACCGCGACGACCATCTCCTGCATCGGTTTAGGCAGGGAGACGAACCCTTCCAGCACCGTCTGGATGACGTCGCCGACCTTCATGAGCGTCGGTGCCAGTCGGTTACCGAGCGTCAGCAGTGCCGTCTCCGCTGCGCCGCGAAGATGCTCGAGCGCCCCCGGCAGGCCCTTCATGCGAGCGGCTGCGACCTCGGCCGCGGTGCCCGACTCCGACGTCGCCTTGATGTACTTGCTCAACCCCTCGGCCCCGGAGTCCATGACGATGCGCGCGGCCCGGTAGGCGTCGGTGCCGAACATGACCTTCAGGGCTGCTTGTTGCTGCGCCTGGGTGAGACCGCCGAGACGCGACTGCAGGACGTTCGCGACCTCGGACATCGACTTGATCTCGCCGTTCGCGTTGACGAAGTTGACGCCGAGCTCCCGCATCGTCTCCTTCGCTTTGACCGATGTCGGGACGAGATTCAGGAGCATCGTCTTCAGCGAAGTCCCGGCGTCGGAGCCACGGATCCCCTGATCGGCGAGCATCGCGAGGACGCCCGTCGTCTCTTGGATGGTGAGTCCGGCTGCCGCGGCCGCGTTGCCGCCCATCTGCAGGGCGAGCGCGAGGTCGTCGACGTCTGCTGACGATGCGTTCGCGGCACCGGCGAGAGCATCGACGGCTTCTTTCGAGCGCTTCCCCGACAGGCCGAAGATGTTCATCGCGTTCGACGTGATCGTCGCCGCCTGCGCGAGATCGATGTTTCCGGCGGTCGCAAGGTCGAGGGTGTTCTTCAGACCCCCGCCCATGATGTTCGAGGTCGAGACGCCTGCCTTCGACAGCTCCAACATCGCGGCCGCTGCCTCGTTCGCCGAGAAGGCAGTGTCAGCTCCGAGCTTGATCGCGAGCTTGCGGAGCTTGTCGAGTTGCGGACCCGGGACCCCGGCGACCGCGCCCATCGCGTTCATCGACTCCTCGAAGTCGGCGGCCGTCTTGATGGCCTTCGCTCCCAACGCGAGGAGAGGCAACGTCACGAACATCGTGGCGCTGCGACCGAATCCCGACAGCTTCTTCCCCGCCGAGTTGAGCGACGAGGACGCGCGCGCCATCCCCGCGTCGAAGCTCGACGAGTTCAGGTCGAGGATGGCTGTAAGGCGTCCGACGATCATGCGGCTACTTCATCCCTGCTATCGAGAAAAGGTGGCGAGCCCCTTCAACGGGGTCATCGATGACGCGCGCTCCCGTCGATGGGTCGAAGTGCGACTGCACCCATCCAGACTTCGGGGACAGCCCCGATAGGAGGACCAAGAACTCGCGCCACGAAAGTTGTTTCAGGTCGTCGGTGAGACGGACTCCGTACTCCCGTTTGAAGTCGGCTTCGATGACGGCCCACCGTTCGAGGACGGAGTCGAAGTTGTTTCCTCCGGGGCGACCGTTTCCCCCTCGGCGTCCTCGCCGGTGCCGCCGTACTGAGACAGCGCCCATTCGAGGACGTGAGTGAGTTGTTCGATCCCGATGCCCTTATCGACCCACGACTGGTAAACGGCTTTCCCGAAGAGCTCCGCTGCGATCGCCTCGAGCTCCTCGACAGCGACCTGCTCGGTCTCTTGGCGCTTGCCGAGCTTGACCTCCATGTTCATCCGGACGAGCCGGAGCGAGAGCGCCGCCGGCATCTCCGAGGGGAGCTTGTACTCCTCCCCGAAGACCTTCGCGACTAGCGGCTCCCGCCCTTGCTCGGCCCAGAAGGCATCGAAGTCCTTCACGTTGCTCACGCTGCGGTGCCGATCTCCGGCTGACCGTTGAACACGACTTCGGCAGACCACGACGCGGCGTCGTTGTTCCCGCCACCGGGCCCGCCGTAGTTGAAGGACGCCTCGCCGCTGATCTGGTTGTTCCCAGCGGATGCCGGGGACGTGATGCGGAACCCGGTGAGTCCGGCATGACCAACTATCTGCGCCATCGCCTCGACCCGGGCCTGACCCGCGTCGCGCACTCCGGCGTCGTCCTCGAGGAAGAAGCCGTCGAGCGTGACCGACAGACCGCGGTTCGCAGGCAGGTGCTCGGACCAGCCACCGGAGTCGAAGTCCGTGGTGTCGGCGTCGTCCTTCGACCGGTCCGGGGTGAAGCTGTTGATCCCGCCGATCTCGACCCACGTATCCGCAACCGCGGTCTCGATCTCGAACGTGAACTCCCTCGCAAGGATCTTGTGTGGGGGCATCTCTGTTTCCTCCTACTCTCTGTTGGCCGTGAGCGCGCGCGTCTCACAGTCGAAGTTCAGGCTGTACTCGTAGTTGCCGTTGGCGTCCGAGGCCATCGGGACCGGCCCGGACTGTCGTGCGTTACAGCCGACGACGAAGGTGTCGTCGGGGAGCGTTGTCCTGTGGAGTCCGTGCAGCTCGCCGTAGATGCGGCGAGCCTTGTCGTACGCGACCCGAGGGTCATCGCCTTCGGCTCGGACGATGATGTGGAAGCCCGAGTAGTCGTAGCCGAGCTTTACGTCGGGCTCGCCACCGGGAGACTCGAAGATCCCGATCGCATCGATCGGTTCCGCCGGCATCCCTCCGATGAACACGTTCGCGTTCGTCGACTCCTCGTCGTAGTTGAACTCGACCTCGTCGATCGTCCGTAGGTACCTCGCGATCCCGACGGCGATCACAGGACTTCCCCGATGTCGCTGCCGATCATCTCGATGAGGTCGCTGCCACGCTCCTGCAGTGACCGCTCGAGCCACTTCGCTCGGCGCCCTGCGTCGTGACTGAGGCGTTCGTCCTCGTGCTGACGGACCGCGTACGGCGTGTCGTAGGACACGGCCGCCTCGCCCGCACCGGCATCGACCGAGACACCGCCGGAACGCATGAGCGTCCCCTCCTCGATCGGGACCGTCCGGTTCGCATCCTCGAGGAGAGCGAGGCCGGCCTTCGCGAGCGCCATGCCCCGCTTCGTCTTCACCGCGGCGGTGACCTTGGCGAAGTTGTTTTCGACCCTGACTCGCATCGCCATTACGCGAGCACCGCCTCGACCTGCTCCGGTCCGGTGAGACCGTTGTGCGTGGTGACCTCGACGATCCGCATCACCTTGCCGTCGACGGTTACCCGCGACTGCAGAGTGAGCTTCTCGGCCTCGTCGGCCGATGCCCACAGGGTGGCCTCGGAGATGATCTCCTCTCGGTCGGCACCGACGCGCGTCACGACGATCCGCCGGCGCCACTCGACCGAGCAGTTGACCCCCTGCTTGCCATCGAGACGCGTGCCGATCGAGGTCTGACCCCGGAAGGTCTCGACCTCGACCCTGTCGATGAGCAGGAACGGTGGCGGCTTCACGAGACTCCGATCCCTCGGTTCAGGAGACCGCCTGTGAAGAGCACGTCCTCGGCTTGGGGGGCGAGACGTCGCCCGGTCGACTTGACCGAGATCCCCTTGCCCGAGGACGCGAACCGAGCAGACGCTTCGGTCACGTCGCCGGTCTGCAACCACCATTCGACCTGCGCGGAGACTGCATCGCGCAGAGCGTTCGAAACGTTGACGTCGATGATCGTCCCGTCCGCTCGTTTCGCGTACGGCGCCACGACGACGGAATCGATCAGGTTGGAGGCGCGCTGCAGCAACCGCTCCGCGTTCTGCGGTGCCTCGCTTCCCATCCATTCCTGAAGCTCCTCCTTCGTCGCGTGCATCTGTTACTTGAAGGCTCGAACCGTCACGCTGGCCGCTGCCGAGTACGTGACGAGGACTCGCCCGTTGGAGTTGTTGAACCTGCCCGTCGGGAACGGACCCATGACCTCTCGCGCTCCCGCCGCCACCGCGTTGACGATGTCGTGGTCGAAGCCTTGGTCACACGGCTTCTGCGAGTTGATGGTCACGTTGATCGACCCACCCGATGCGTTGTCGATCTCGAGGTACGTCTCGCCGTCGTTGTAGAACTCGTCGCCACCCGCCGCGGCTGCTGCGAACGCAGGGACGGAACCGGATGCACCGGCAGTGGCGACGTTGAGCACGGCCATCGGTTAGCCCTGCTTCTTTTCGACTGGCTTGGCACCGGCCTTCGCGGTGGTCTGCTCGGGCGGTGCCTGGGGCTCGGACGCGGTCTTCGCGCCCGTGTCACTCTCGACTTCCCAAGCGTCGGATGCCTTCAGACGCTTTTCGTAGTCGCCGCCGGGGACGGGGATGACCCGCTGTCCCGACTTCTTGTTCTTGAAGACGGTACTCAAGCGTCGCCTCCGGACTTCGAGCTACCCCCGGCCTTCGAGCCCGACCGGGTCCCCGTGCTCTTGCGAGCCGTGGACTTGCGCGTCGACTTGGTCGACGTCGACTTACGGGTGGTTTTCGGCGTCGCCAACCCCGCCCGTACTGCGGCGGCGTGGTCTGCCTGGTCACGCGTGAGCCCGACCTGCTCGGTGCCGCCCGGGTGCTCGACGATCTCGTTCGGGTCGGACAGCGGACCCGGAGCGATGAACGGAGGGGTGACCCCGTCCTTCTCGAGCATGAGACCGACCGCCTCGCCGTAAGCCTCCCGGCGCTGCTCCTCGGTCATGCCGCGCGACGCGCTCGCGTCCTCCGACGGAGCGGACAGGTTCTGATGCGCCTGCCGCACGGTGTTCGGATCCTCGAAGACCGTCGTCGGGTCGGTCTCCGGAGCATCGGGCCCCGTGACCTTGTAACCGTGGCGCGCGCAGTAGTCGATCAACACGGGGTTGTTCGTGTACGCGACGCCATCGGCGAAAGCGAGACCTCCCGGGCCGAGGCCCGTGAAGTTCTTGTTCGGGGCTTCGACCTTGGTCTGCCCCTCGGTGAAGTCTGACATTGCAGCTCCCTTCATGAGCTGACGATCTGACGCTCGTCGCGTTCTTGACGAGCCGAACTTTGAAGCGGTGGTTACTGGACCTTGATGCGACGAACGACGCCGGCGGCCTTGGTGTGCTTGAGCGCGACGGCTGCGACCATCTCGACCTCGCCGGTCTTGACCGCGCCGGAGGTAGAGAAGTCGGGGAGCCAGTTCTGCACGAGCGGAGCGCCCGCACGAGAGACGCCGTGGAAACCATCGGCGATGCCGAAGTGAACGGCGTAGATGTCGATCATCCCGGTGACGTCCGGGTCCGGTGCCGTGAGCGTGTAAACGGGGATGATCGGGGTCGAGGAACCGGGGCGGTCGCCCAGGTCGACGATCGGGATCCCGTCGTAGCTGTCGATCTTGCGACCGAAGGCGTCCTCGCCCTGCGTCTTGTAACCGAGACGCCGAGCCAGAGAGACGAGCAATCCGCGACCCTTCGAGTTCGTCAGGATCGCATCGGCGCGCTCGCTTAGTGCGCCGAGCATCTCCTCGAAGAGGTCTACGAACGCGTTGCCGTTCGAGTCCCTCAGTGAGGACGAGGAGAGGTCGATGTACGGAGGACCTGCCGCGGCTCCGAACTCCGTGGTCGTACCCACGAGAGCCTTGTCGAGACCGTCGAAGCTGTTCGCGTCGACCGCCGAGTCGCCGTTGATGGCGGCGTGGTGGAAGAGCGAACGAGCTGCCTTGATCTTCTGCTGCGACTGCAGAGCGACTTCACTCGCGGCCGCGGGACCGATGTCGGCCAGCACGCGGTCGATCTGGTAGCTCCCGCCGAACGGCTTCAGGTCGACGGTGTACTGCTGACGCGTGACCTCGGCCGGCGTGTACTCCGAGTTGATCGCTCGGAAGCCTGCGGTCGGCTGCGTGATGAGGCGCTGGTAGCCGTAGGTGAGCGTCGCGCCCCCGCCGGCGGGGTTGACTACGTCATCGAATGGCATCGCATCGAGCAGGAAGCTCGACTTACGGAACTCGTCGATAACGGCTCGATCGACATCGTCGGCGGCATTGAGCTTCGCTTGCGCGAGCGTCACTGCGCCGGACTCGTCGGCCATCATCCAGAACGAGCCGAGACCGGGGGACATCGACCGGCGCTGCCACCTGGAAGGGTTGGCCTCGCGGTCGAAGTGGGCTGCGTGAAGCAGGTTCTTTCCGAGCTGTCGCCACGATCCAGCGCGCAACGCCATAGCGTTCGCGAAGGGGGCGAGGAACGTGAGAACCACGAGCGCGGTTAGCGCGTAGGCGGTTGCCTTGTGCAACGGGACCTCCTAGAGAGTGTGGGGAGATCGCCGGAGCGAAGGTCGTGGTGGGGTCCTGCCCCTAGCCCTTCATCTTGGCGGCGATCGCCGATTCAAGATTCGGTTCGGTGCCCGACCCGGGAGTCCCGCCCCCGTTGAGGTCGCTGCCTGACTTCGAGGGGGCCTGCCCCTTCTTCAGCGCTGGTTCCGACTTGATGGCGTCCTGCACCATCTTGTCGACCTTCGCCTTGAAGTCGTCGGCGGATGGGTCTAGTTGGGCCAATGTTCCTTCGCCTGTCAAGTAGCCGTAGAGAACTTTGAAGTTCGCGCTGTGCTTGTCCGACGCGTCGCGAACCTCATCTTTGATGTCGCGCGCCTTGATCTCGGCGTCTCTCTTCTCGACCTCGGCCTTGTGCTGCGCGGCCGCAACGCTGGTCGCATCCGGGTCGTCATCCTCGAGGTCCTTCGGGATGTCGATGCCGGCTTCTTTGAGCGCGTCGCGCGCTGCTTGCCGAGCCCGCTTCTGTGCCTCGGTGCGGTACTTGGCCGCGTCGTCACGCGCTCTCTTGAGTTCGGGTTCGGTCTTGTTCTTGAAGGCGCGGAGGTCAGTCAGCTCTTTCTTGACATCCTCGGGAAGGTTCTTCAGGACATCGTCGGCCGGGTCGGGTTTGGGATCGGGGGCCGGATCGGGCTGCGGGTCAGGTGTGGGATCTGGAGCGGGGTCGGGGGTCGGATCGGGCTGGGGATCATCGCCCCCCGCATAACGAGGCATGACGCGCTCGAGTCCTCCGGTAGCGTCGAAGACGAGCCACTGCCTGCCGTTGGGTGCGAGTTCGATACGGGGACCTCTCAACACACGCTCCTTCCATCGGGCCTGCCGATGACGATGGAGATCACGAACGCGGTGAGTCTCGGAGTGAACGTTGTGCAATGTACGACGCGACGCGCGACGCGTCTCGTGTTTCGGACGCGAAGAGACCCCGCACCGGGTAGCGGGGTCTCTCAGTTCCGGTCGGGGAACCGGGGCGGGGCCGGGTGTGCCTCGCTCGGTTAGTTTCCGCGTGGTGTCAACGATCCAAGTTGTCTTGGAGTCGCGCCGATCGGTCCAACTTTTCGGCGAGTTACTTGCATCGAGTTACTCGGAGCGCGGAATGTGCGGTCGATATTATCGGCGCGAAAGTCACACCTACCGGGCGCCGAGACCCTCACGGTAAGGCAACCGCTTCCCGTCGCCGACGTGCTCCGACAGTCGGTCCCTCCACTCTGCGACGCGCCCGGGTGCGGCCGTGTCACCGACAACCTCTCGACGCTTCCACCGGCGCACGCCGCGCTCGAGGTAACGCTGCTCCGACCGAAACGCGGCGCCGGCGGGATCTTCGGTCCGTCCATATGGACGCGTGAACCCCGGTACGTAGAGGCCGATGTCGTGGCGGCAGTTGGGATGGAAGAGCCCGCTCGCCGTCGCCTCCGCCACTGAGTAGTACTTCGTCGAACGCCCCGAGATCGACAGGACCTCGCCCTCCCACTCGCGACAGAGCGGGCATTCCTGCGGGGCGTCCGAGACGATGACGAGGTCCTCACCGATCGACGAGATCGTGTCGAGATGTCCTGCGATCGCCGCTTGACCCGACGCCGTGCGAACGCCCATCTCGGCGTAGGAGGCCAGCTCCCAATTGCGACCGGCGTCGTCGACGAACCCGGTGATGCCCGAATCCGCGAACGCGTTCAGCGCACCCTGCGCGGCATCTCGACGCGACTGCGACCCGGCGACGACCTGTGCGGCGGCCGACCGGATGATCCTCGAGTAAGCGGTCTCGATGAACCGGACGATGCGTTGGTTGCCACCGTGCAGGCCCCGGACCGTGTCGTCAATCAGTCGGAGGATGGCGCGCGGGGTGGTCACGCCCTTCTCGGCGATCTCCCGTTCGAGCGCCCGGAGCTCGGCGCGCGCGGCGGCGGTACCGAGTTCGTAGGAGCGGCGAAGGATGTCATCGACCTGCCGCGCCATCTCTCGATCGAGGTCTCGGACTACCGACAACGTTTCGCGCCGCAGGAGTGTGACCTCGGCGAGCTTCCGTTCCGCCCATCCTGGGTCGGTGATGCCTCGCTTGACCCTGCGCGCCACAGCGCGCATGAGCACGAGCTCGGCTCGGAGGTAGATGCGGAGGATCTCTCGCGCTACTTGCTCCGATGACGCTGGGGAGACCGGCATCTAGGCGACCATCTCGCGTGCGTCGAACTCCTCGAACCCCGCTTCTATGAGGCTCGTGAACAACTCGTGGAGCCAGATGGCGTGTTCCTTGATCGAAGGCTGCGTCATCACCGGCCGTCTCCGTCGTTCGTTTCGTGTTTCTCCGGGGCGAGTTGGATGCGGCCTAGCTCGTGGAAGTCCGTGGTGCAGTCGGGGCACAGGCACACGACGGTATCCGTGTGAGGGATGGGGAAATCGGTTGCCGGGAAGCGATCGTTGTCGAGGAGGCCGAGGCACCCGCGACAGACGTAAGCGTTCACGCCGAGGGTTTCGTGGCTCGTGCTTCACGCCGAGTCTTACGGGCCGCGCGTACGGCGTCCTTGTGGCGCTTCGTCTCCTTGTGCGACCACAGCGCGTTGTAGTCCCCTCCGCACACCGAACATCGAGCCTTCACTTAGTCAAGCTCTTCGTTCGGCAGGAGACTCGCCGGTCGGTCGAGCTTCTCCTCGTCGAGGATGCGGGCGGTCTCCTCGAGCACCTGCTCCTCCGACCAGTCCGGATGAACCATCTCGACGCCGGTCTGGATCGAGATCGTCCGCGCGGTGCGAAGCACACCGACGGCCTCGGCGATCTCTTGCGGGCCTTCACCGGTCGCGTCGGAGAACGCCATGCGGGGGCGCAGGACCGGGGTCGAACGCTCCCACACGGCCTTGTCGAGGAAGAGCAGGATCTCCAACATCTCGCTGACGGGTTGGCGGATGTATCGCTCTTTCTTCGCCGTCGTCGAGAGGCTCTTTCGTTCCCGCATCCGTCGCGCCGTTCCCGACTCGGCGGTTCCCTCGAAGTTTGCCCGGAACGTTTGAGGCGAGTAGCCGGCGTCAGAGATCGCCTCTTCGCGCAACGCGTTGCAGGTGTTGAAATGCGCCTCCGTCCGGATCTCGAACTGGATCTCCTTGATCCCGTCGGTCGCCTTCGCGTCGGCGTGCTGTGGCCCCATATCCATCGGCGTGAACGCCTCGCGGTCGATGTTGAACCAATGCCCCGAGGCGGAGTCGCCCGGAACCGAATCGAGGTATTGACGCTCGACGAGGATGCGCGCTTTGCCGAGGCGGATGTCCCGCATCCACGACGTGTAGGTCTCGTCGAGAGCGTCCATGATCGACTCGATCCCCTGGAAGTCGGAGCGGCCCTGATAGCCCTGGAGTCGACGGTTCGGCAGAACATTGGGGATGTATCGAACGAAGAGGCCCTTGCTCTCGTCGAACCCCTCGACCCGTATCTCGTCGCCGTCCGTGAGTGAGTCGGCCAGGTCCTGCGTTGCGGGGTGCGCGGTCAGCGGGATCTTCTGTCCGAGGGCTTCGGGATTCGATGACTCGTAGAGGCCGTGGAGGATGACGCCTTTCTCGTGGCGCTCCAAGTGACGGACCGTCCGGCTGTCGTTGGTCTCGAGCTCGGTCCAGAACGTGACGGCGGTGAGGATGCCGAACCGAAACTCGGGCACCGCGCGGTCGGCCTGGACCACGGTCAGCATCGGGTAGTCGGCTAGCTCCCTGTCCCACGCTGGCCGCAGGTACGCGCCGCCGAGAGCTGCGGACCATTCGGCCATCTCGACGAGGGTGTTCTGCACACCGGCGACCTCGATCAACTCGTTGAGGCGGTCCTGTGCCGCTATCGCATCGGACGCGGTCTCGGGTGCATCGGAGCCGTCATCCTCCGGGGCGTCGTCGTCGATCTCGAAGGTAGGAGGCTCACCGAAGAGGAGGTTGGCGGAGGTCGATGCGATGTCGCCGGCGAGCGGGACGTGCAGCTTCAGGAAGCTCCCGACGTTGAGCGGATCCTTCGCGCCCTGCCGTCCCCAGAAGAAGTTTCGGATCGACTGACCGATCGAGCGGCGGTTCGCATCGACCCTATCGACGGGTTGGGCTCCGTCGGAGCCGTGCGCGCGGCCGAGCTCGTCCGCGTCACCACCGAACCATGCGGCGTGCCGCCGTTGCTCCTCGAGATGTTTCCGCACCGACCGCGGCGGCCACGGAGCGTTCCTGTCCTCGGGCAGACTCACCGCGCCACCGCCATCTCGGGCTCTCGTATGTCTCCGTGACCGTGGCACGTCGGGCACGGGATTACCCGGCCGTTGATCTCGAGGTCGCCTTCCCCGTCGCAGTCCGCACATTCGAGCTTCGACATCTCTCGCTTCGAACGTGTTGCCGGATTGCTGAAGACCCCCTTGTCGAGCCTCTCGACCGACGTGAAGTGACGCCGGCGGATCGCGTTGTGCGCTTTGCGACGTCTCTTCTGGACCGTCATACCGATCGCAGCCCCGGAACTTCGAGGCCGGTGCCCAGGCGCGCCGTGCCCGCCAGCTCGGTGATCTTGGTAAGGACCTCGTCGAGCGCCTTCCCCTTCTCGGGCGAGCCGTTGGCGTGGATCGTCCACGCGAGGGCGAGGAGTTGGCCGAGCTCCTGAAGCTGCTTGGTCAGGGCGTCGGTCTCGTCGGCCGAGCCGGAAACAAAAGCAGTGTCGAGGGCGAACGGGAGGATCGGGGCCCCGTAGAAGTGAAGCCAGAACCGTTGATCGAAGTGCAGCGATCGCATATCGATCTCGTCGCACTGGATCAAGACCGAGACGACGTGGGTCTCTTTCGGGCCTTCGGGGGTATCGAGCGTCGACGTCGAGATGAACGCCTCTTCGATGTTCTCCGCGCCGACATGGTCGCCTTTGATGGGGACCTTCGTCGCGCCCTCGATGGCGAGGCCGTCGGGAATCCGGACAGGCTTCAGGGTGGCGTCTCCTCGATCAAGGCGATCGGGGGAACGCACCCCGGGAAGTCGCGGCCATCATCGCATCGAAGGCAAGCCTTTCGGGTCGGAGAAAACTGTCACACCCTCCTCCTAGAGTCGGAGCAACCGACCGAAAGGGGGCACACGCGGTGCCAGAAGAGAACGACAACCGGGCCATCGGGAATCTCCTCGATGACACCCGCAAAGCGCTACTGATAGAGATCGAAAAGACGGTGAAGGGCAGAGGCCCGTTTGCCGCCAACGTCCTGCGGGACTACGCGGAGGCATGGGCCTGGTGCTCGTCCCCGTCACAACATCACGGAGGGTCGGCGGACTAGGCCGCTTCTTCTTCGTCAGCGACCCACGGCTTCCACACCCGCCACGTTCCCTGCACGAGGTAGCGGAGCGTGTCGGGGCCGTGGTCGTCGCGCTTGATCGGAGCGTCTTCGCCCTTCTTCTGTTTGGTCTCGTCCCACGCGTAACCGGGCATCTCTTCGATGAGGCCGGTGCAACTATCGTGAACGAGGACCCTGCGCGCGGCCAGTAGGGATGACGTGTTGCGGATCCCGTCGAGGACCGCGTTGTCGGCCGACCACACACGCTGAAACCCGTCGACGTGCAGTTGCCGGATGAAGCTCGCCGCGCTCGGGTCGACGATGATGTTCGACAGCCCCGCCGAGACCACCGTCCCGGGCTTGCCCGATGCCGCCGGCTGCTTGATGAGTTCGGGCATCTCTGCTCGGAGCCACGACACGAGGGCGTCGGAGTATTCCTTGTCGGTCTTCTGTCGGTTCCCGGGTGCCTGTGAATCCCATCGCCACTCGCGCGCGACGAGGAGATGGTCAAACGGCTCGGAGACGTGCAGCATGAGTAGCGCGACGAAGGGCGCCGAGGTCCCGTAGTCGATGCCGAGCCACGCTTGCCGGACCGCGGAGATCGGTGGCAACGCCGGCACGACGTGGGTCTCCGACCACATGTCGTAGATCGCACCCTCGGCCAGCACCCACAGCCCGTCGATGTAGCGGCGGTACCACAGGGTGCCGGGCCCGTACTCGAGCTTCAGGGAATTCTTGTACTGAGCGGTCAGGTGCGGGTTGTCGTCGAGCACGAAGTGGAAGACGTTGAGGTCGAGCTCGTGGGCCCGGTCGATGAACTTCTTCTTCAGCCAGTGATACGGCGAGTCGGGGTTGGTCGTGGCGAAGATGCGAGCGCCGGGGACCGAGCACCGCGACAGCATCATGTTCCAGAACGACTCGGGCGCGAGTGACGCCTCGTCGATGTAGGCGCCGGCGTACGTCCCTCCACGGATCTTCTCTTCGGCTTGCTCCGAGGACGCTCCTCGAACGTGGACGAGTCGACCGAGGAGGTAGAGCTCGCCCGACCCCTTCACGTAGCGACAGCGCTTCTTCCCGAGCCACGTCTGCAGGACGTCGATGATGTTTGCCTTCACCGTACGCTCGGTGCGACCGACGAGGAGCAGCGGTCCGGGTGGCGCGTTGCGGACGAAGACGAGGAACGCTACCAGTGAGGCCACGGTCTTCGACGATCGAACCGAGCCTTCCCACAGGTTGATGCGGGCGTTCGAGCGCGCGACCGAACGAGCGGCTTTCCCCTTCAGGGGGATGAGGTTCACGCGAGCTTCGAGTGAAGGCGCTCGTGGGCCCCGCAGTAATCCGAGCTGTTGAGCCGGGACAGGATCGAGATGCAGCCCGGGTGCTTACAGGTCCGCTTCTGCACCCGGATCTCGCCCGTCGACTCGGCGTCGCCGGTGAGGGCATTCAGCGCCCGCCGGAGCCGTTCGAGACGCTTCGCAACGTCGTTGTCGTGCAACGGGACGGAGCCACCCTCGAGGATGCGGATGAGCTTGTCGGCGTACATGATCGTGAAGCGCGCCTGCGGTGGCCGGCTCGCGCGGTCCTTGCCCCGCTCACGAGCCCGCTCGGCCCTCACGTACTCGTTCGCCTCGGCCATCGTCATCTCGCCGCGGTGCAGCTTCTTCTGCATCGCCTTCGACAGCGACAGGTAAGAGATCCGGGTCGAGACGTAGTAGTCGTTCTTCCCGAGCAGCTCCGCGACCTCGACCTGGGTGAGGCCCTCGTCGACCAGCCGCTGGCACGCGCGGCCTTCTTCGATCGGCGAGAGATGTTCACGGTGGACGTTCTCCGCGAGCATAGCGGCGAGTCGATCGGCATCGGTCTCGAACTGACGCACCGTACAGGGCACCTTCTTCAGCCCGGCCTCTCGTGAGGCAGCGAGACGGCGATGGCCGCAGATCAACCGGAACGACGACTTGCCGGCCTGCTCGACGACGAGAGGCTCGAGGAGACCGATGCGGCGGATGGACTCGGCGAGCTCATCGACCTCGGTCGCCTCGATCCGCATGTTCTCCCCGGACAGGAAGATGGCGGCGATCGGGATGTACCGGAGGGGCACTGCCGATTTCTCGACCTCAGATGAGGCGGCGCGGACGGTCATGGCCTGCTCCTTCGCACGGGAGCGGGAACGCACCACTCGGGACTGGTTGAACGGTTCACGACGCGCCGCCGGCCATCGAGTCGAGCCACTCATCAACCCGCGACAGGTCCTCGCCCCCACCTTGGTGCGACTCGATGAGGACGTAGCCGTGGAGACAGCCGTTGGCGCGGAACATGATGTGGCGCTTGTCGGCGAAGGTCGGCTCGTCCATCTCGTGCTTCGCGAGCTCGCCGTCCGACAGGATCTTGAAGATGTTGGCCCTCTTGTGCAGCTCGTCCATCGATGTGTGGAACTCCTCGAGCAGGCGCGCCTTGGCCTCTTCGAGCTTGCGAGCGTTGTCGGCGGCCCGGGCCTCGGTGGCTTTCTTCGTCTGCGACCGGTCGAACTCGACACCGATGCCGCGCGCGATCTTCGTGATCGTCGAGACGCTTCGAGAGAAGTCCCGGGCGATCTCGTTGCGGGGTTTCCCCGTGCGGATCTCCGCTTCGATGCGGGCCCGTTCGTCGTCAGATAGACGGGGTGGCGTGGTTCGGTCCTCCTCCGGTCCTGCCGGTTAAAGGCACCGAACGCGTGTGCCTGCTACGACGAGGAGGTTACGACGCGCGTCTAGCTTCGAGTCGGAGGGTCAGTGGAAGATTTCCGGAAACTCCGTGTGGACGATGACGTCTTTCATGATCGCTCCCCGACCGTCGGTCCACCGGAGTCGCGCCCGCACGTCGAGAGCGGCGAGGTTCTCATCCGAGTAGATCGGCCACGACTGACCGGCGTCGAGATGGATCGGATGTTCGATGAGAGCGAGCGGCTCTCGCGTGACGTCGTCCTCGGTGTAGGTGACCTCGCATTGCACATCGTTCGCCTGGTGCGGGCCACGGTTGTAGAGGACGAGGAAGAACGCACTGCTTCGGTACTCGGACTCGATCGTCAACTCGGCCGCACGTTCCTGCTTGTCCGAGCGACGGTCTCGCACGATGCCGCGGATGAACGTCGCCAGGACGAGAGCAGCCGTTAAGGCGGTAGCCCACGCCGTTACATCGGGAGCGTTCAGCCGGGAGCGCCGAGGTCGTTCATCGGGTTCGACATATCTTCCTTGTCCCAATGGCGGGCCTGACGTCCGGCACCTTCGAGCGCCTCGGCATCCGCCTTGGTAATCTTCCCCGGCCGTCCGGGTTTGCGGTCCCACTCGCCGGCGAAGCGACGGATCATCGGTTCGAACCATCGGCGGTCTGATCGTCGGCGGGATGGGGATCCAGGAGGCTGAGAAGGTCCAGGCGAACGCCTACCTCGCTCAGAAGCGTCGCGAGGAGCAGGGCACGAGCTGGTAGTGACGGTCGGTCACCGCAGAGGGGTCAGTTCCCGGTTGTACTCGGCGAGCAACTCATCGTCGGCGGGCTTCCCCTGTCGCCGGCGCTTCTCGATCCTCTTCCGGAGGGCCAGACCGTCGTCGGTGATGTGGGCGATCGGGAAGACCTGACGGCAATAGGGGCACTGCATGTACTGGACGACGCCGACCGGGTCGAGGTCTCCGAAAGTGAGCTTGAGGGTCGGGTTCGCCTGCACGACCACGGTCTTCTTCTCGCGCATCTTCGCGACGAAGGTCCGGCCGCATCCGTTGTCGCCGTCACAGGTGACCTTCACAGCGCCATCCTCTCTTGCCGGTCTCGCCACGTGCGCTCGATCGCCTTGCGGGCGTGACCTGACTCGGCGCATCGCCACCTTGCCAACTTCGAGTAGTCGGCGCTCAGGTCGACCGAGATCCCCGTTCGCCCCAGCGCGTCGGCGACCAGAGCTGTCGTCCCGGTCCCGCCGAACGGGTCGACCACGACACCAGGCGAGGAGCTCGGCGGCGTCCATCCGTCGAAGTGGTACTCGCGTCGCGGACCGACGCGTTCATATTCGCCAGCTTTGTTCGAGTAAGAGCCTTGCGGCTTGCCGGCACCTATGGGGTCATACGGACGCCGGCGACTCTTCCCGGACGGTGGGTGATCGGTAAACGGGGTGCACTCGCACACGGCACCGCCGGCAAGGCTTCGGCGACCCTGTCCACAGCTATCGCACACAGCGAGCGGCGACCATCCAAGGATCAATCGTCGCGGCCATTCCGTGGGGAACGCTGCGAAGTGATCGATACCGAGATGCTCAGGAACTCGGAGAGGTTCAGTCGCAATCGTCCAGACCGACGGTGGGAGGGCACCGAGTTCGTGACGCATCTGGTCACGCTCAACCTGTTGGGGGTTCATGCCGTCCGGGTACGCCTCGCGAGATCCCCCGACCGGCGACCGATGTGGCTGAGTGCGAACCATCGTTGCGACCGAGTGCTCGACTCGGATGTCATCGGTCGAAGAGAAGTAGTGAGGCTCTTTCGTGAAGTGGAACCACTGCTCGTGGGATCGGCGGACGCGATCCTTCACGGACTCGGGGAGGCCGTTCGGTTTCGACCAAATCATCTCGGCGCGCAGGATGAGCCCAAGCTCGTCGATGCAGCCAAGCGCATAACGCCACGGGAGCCCCATCAACGACTTCGTCCGTGCCCCACCGATCGTCGCCTTGTTGTAAGCGTCCGGGGCGTTTCGTCTGGATGCGTCCCTCTGCGCCGCGCGTCGTCCGGCTCCGCCTCCACCGGCGAAGCTCCGCGCTTCAGAGGAGTGCGAGTACTGCGGGCCCGCTAGCGTTGAGCCGTTCCGCTTCGAAGACGTCGCCCCGAGGTTCGAGTTGTTGTGCCCTCCACTGCCGGCGTACTTGTCCCCGAGGTTCACGAAGATCGAGCCCGACCTCTTCAACACACGCATCATCTCTTCGGTGCAGGTCAGAAGGGCATCTAGGAACTCGCTCGGTGTGAGTTCGGAGCCGATCTGGTCGTCGTAGTGCTCACCGTCGTCTTGGTAGCTACGGAGAGCGAAGTAGGGCGGGGATGTGACGATGAGATCAACGGACTCGTCGGGAAGCGGAAGGGCTCGAGCGTCCCCTTGGAGAACAACAGCAGTCACCCGGCGCCCTCGTCCCACGTGAACGCCTCGCATCCGCAGCCCTCGACCGAGCAGCGCCACGGTCCCTGACCGATGCGATCGTTGTGATCGTGGTTCGCATGAGTGCACGTACAGAAGAAGGTCACGAGGCGCCCGTCCATTCGGGATTCGACTCGAGCTTCCGGTGACACGGCTTGCAGACGAGCTCCAGGTTGCGCGGGTCGTCGACACCGAAGTTCTTGCCGCCGCGGTAGCCCTTGCCGTGCGACCGCTTGTCTTCGTGGTGCAGATCGAGCCCGGCCCATGCCGAGTCGAAGGTGGGGAAGACCTTCGGGCACCGCGAGCATCCAACGCCCTCGAGCAGTTCGAGATCCGTTGAGATGCGCTGCGCCTTGATGCCGGCGAGGAACGCTTCACGCTTCGCCTGGGTGACCGACTGCGTCTTGATCGGCCTCCGGTGCTTCTTCACTTGATGACGAGGCACCACGGCGCGGTCACGCTTCGGAGTCCGGTTGTCGTGACCGGCGACGAAGTCGGCCATCATCTCGGGGTTCGCCATCACAGACGCTCCGAGCTGACGACGAGGACGGGGCGCGAAGCTATCGGCGCACCGTGGCCGTGAACGGGGCACCACGCCACGAAGCCGGCGCCACCGCAGTCCTCACACTCCGACCACTCCCCCGGGGCGTACGCGAGCGGATCCTCTTCGTGAAGGTCTCGGCCGCCCTCACCACCGCACCCGGTGCAGTCCTCGAAATCGAGGTCGCGGTGGCAGTACCCGCAGATCGGGTTGTTGGCGTGAGCCCCAAAGCGGACCGGGCTAGACAATGGTCGCCCCTATACGCCATTCGTTTCGTGTCACACAGGCAACGGAACGCTTCGACCCTCCACGACTACCCGAACGCTTCGGAACCTTCTTAGAAGCAAGACGGTTTCCGTCTCCATAGGCGCTCTCGGCCTTGACCCACACGATTCCGTCGACACGCTCGATCGGGCGGAATCTCGGTTTGCCGGCGCGCGTCTTGAGCACGGAAGGGTCGCGACAGACCCCGTCGGCGATGTGAGCCTGAAACGCGGTGTCGCCACCGAAGTGACGACAACACGCGTCGCAGTGTCCCTCCGCGTGACCGCGCCACGAGCGATGACACTTCTCGCAGTGGCTCTTGTTGCTCGGGTTGTAGCCGAGACGTTCGGTCGTGGCGCAGGTCGCGCAGGGGACGTGGGTCATCGAGCGGCCACCATCCGCGCGGGCTCCTCCTCGTGGTTCGACTCGAAAATCTCGGCGTCGCACGGGTAGACGTAGCCCTTCGAGTCGAGCACGACATAAGCCCCGAACGGAACGGCAACATCGTTTCCATCCACGGTTCCGACCGTCAGCTCGGGGACTGACTGCTCGTCGGCGTCAAGGGTCCATTTCCCCTTACTCCGCATGAGGAGTTCGACAAGGTCACCGAGTTCATCGGCGACCAACTGGACGGCTTCGACCTCGGTGGCCTTTCTGCGGTACTTCACTAGGCCCGGACCTCTTCCCCGTCTTCCTCGAAGTCGTCGTTGCGGTGCGCGTTCGACATCTCGACGGTCGGCATCGCCTTGCGGAAGATGCCCTCGGCCTCGAAGTCGTCGACCCGGACGATGTCCTCGACGATCAACGCTTGGTCGCGAACGAGACCGACCTTCGACTTGCGCCGGTGGGCGACCCCGGAGACGTGACCCTTCACGAGGAAGTACACGTCGCCGTCTTCGAACGTCACCTTCTCGGCAGCGGTCGGACAGTTGACCGAACCGCTGAAGCTCACGGTCGCGCCCGACGGCTTCAGACCCTCGAACGTGGGAAGCGCTAGCTGCTCCGCCTCGGCCGCCGGCTCTTCGATCTCGTCGCCTTGCCCGTTGAGCTCGACTTCTGCCTCCGGCGTCTCGTCGACGGGCCGATCCACTACTGCTTGGTCAGACAACGCTGACCTCCTTTCGTTCGGCGAGGTACGCGATCGCGACCTCGGTGCATGGACTTGGGGAAGCTGCGATCTCTTCGATGCCGTAGTCGGCGTAGAACTTCTGAGCGACGACGCGGACGACCTGACTGTCGTCTCGGAACGCGATATGCGTGAGCCCATCGAGCAACGCCCGCACGAGCTTGTCGACGTCGGGCTTGCCGGTCGGATGCTCCGGCGCGGAGGGTCGGAGGGTCTGAGCGTTGCGGCCGGTCCCGAAGTGGGTCTTCGGTCGAGGGAGCAGGAAGTGAACCGTGATCTCGACCGGGCCGTCTTTCACGCGGATCCCTGCGGAGCGCGCGGCCAACGCGATCCGCGCCCGGTAGTCGCCGAGTTGCTGCTCGTTGTCGTGGACGACCACGGCGAACTTGCCGCGAGGCACGGCTTTCATCGAGCCCTGTGGCACAGGCTTCCCGGGGACCACAAATAGCTGCTTCATGCGGCCGCCTCTTTGCAACGGGTGCAGACCCATCCGACGTCAGTCAGGTGAACGTCTTCGCCGACGACGATCAGCTCACCGCACCCCGGACACTTCCCACCGAAGCGCGATGCAATGGTCGTGCCCTCGAACACCGGGACGCGCGCCGGCGTCTTGCGACACGACGCGCACCATTCCTCGTTCAATCCGTGACGGCACTCGTTCATTTCGCCTCCCGCAGTCGCGGCGGTTGGTTGATGAGGCGCACGTATTGGGCCCGGGACATCCGCTCCCACGCCCTCGGCTTGCAGGGGCCCGGGTGGCCGGCGGCTTCGAGGCACCGGAGTCCGCGCTCGAGGTCCGGGTTGAAGTCGTGGACCGACCGACAGCGCTTCACGTAACGGCTCCAGCGAGATCGCCGATGCGGTTCGTAAGCTCCGAGACACGGCGGCGGTTGCGATCGCACCGGTCGCAGAACGCGGTCTCGCCGTTGCAGGTCGGGACCTCGCAGTCCTCCATCGCTTCGATCAAGCGCCGACGTTCGTCCTTCCACGCGCGCTGACGCGGGCTGTTGCCTTGCGCTCTTGGGGTTCTTTCGTCGGCCCCCCGCTCTGCGGGGGGTATGGGGGGTTCTAGTTCGTTAAGGCTCTCGTTCTGTGCGACATCGGCGTCTAGGGGGCCCTCGCCATCTGTGTCCCCGTCCCCCTCGCCACCTGTGTCTAGGGGGATACCCATCTGGACGGCAGGCTTTTTCGGCGTCTGACGAACGAGGTACTCGTTAGCGGCTTGGCCGTTGTCGTTGTAGTGAGCGGCGACTTCGATCGCCCCGATCCGCTCCAGATCGTCGAGGGCCCGGTCGACCGTTTTCTCCGAGACCTTCATGCGCTCGGCGAGCTTCTTCCGACGGACGCGACAGCGACTCGTGTGGTTGCTCGCGTGTCGGTTGAGGACCCCGTAGAGCCTCACGGCCTGAGCGGATATGTCGGCATCGAGCACCCACTCGGGGACGATCGCGAAGTTGACCTCGTTGCGGACCTTCAAGCGCAGACTCCGCCTCTCCAGTGGTGCCATCCGTCGCCGTACTCGCGGCGCGAAGCGGCGTAGATGCGATGGGTCGACTCGGCCTGTGCGCGATAGGAGCGGCCCCACCCGAACGCCCGCCGAAGTCCGGAGCTGACCTGGAAGCTGTCGTAATACTCGTCGGCCCGCTCGATCCGCTCCATCCCGTTCTCACACGAAGACACGACCTGCGCGTCGTGGGCGTGGTCATCGTTGGGCCAGAACCGATGCGTCATGCGAGCCAGGTCCCAGGCGTCCTCGATCGACGCCGAGAAGTGCGGATGGTTCGTCGCGCGCGGTGACAGGTGGGCGTGCGACACCGACCACGACACGAGCACCATGCCGACAGCGATCGCGAACGGCAGGAACCTCATGCGGCCCGCCGTCCCGTAAGGAAGAGCGTTTCTCCCCCGAGGTTGTCGACCTCGGTCCACACGAACGAATCGAGATCGAAGTCGTCGACGACAGCTAGGCCCTCGGCCCAATCCTTCGCGAGGTCGACCGTCCCGAATGCTTCGAAGTCTTCGCCCGGCTTATTGAAGTAGTAGCGCCCGAGATAGCAAGGGCCAGCTCCGGGGCGGATGAACGCGAGCAGCTCGCTCATGCGTCCTCCCTCACGAAGACCGGCCGGGGCATCCCGAGCGCGTCGCAGAGTTCGTCGAGAGAGTTGGTCAGGGCAAGCAGGTAGTCCTCGGTCTTCGCGTGCTCGTCGTGGCTCCGATAGACGGCCATCGCCCGGCGCGCGACGAGGAGCTGTCGAGCCCGCCGGTCATCGAGAATCTCGGCATCGCACCGGAGGGCCTCGCAGACCGAGCACTCGTTCGACGGGTTCGATCGGGACAGCACCGTCCCGCAGGCGCAGACACGGACGTCTTCCTGCAGGCTCACGACGCAGCGCCTTGATGGCAGGGGCAGTCGCACAGGACCGACACGGAACGACCGTCGACGTTCGTACGGGCGAACGAGGGGCAATTCTCGTGTCGGTCCCAATGACCTCGAGCGCGGTCGACAATCGCTACTCGGTCAAGTGCGACGGCGCGCTCGCAGACTTCGGATAGAAGACCCGTGACCGTCACGCCGAGACGTTCTCCTCGGACCGCACTGCGATCATGCGCTCGTAGAGGTCGAATGCCGACTCGCGCGTCTCACGGATCAGGTCGCCGTAGCGCTCTTCGATGATCGGATCAAGAACCTTGCGAGCAGCTTTGTAGGCCGCATCCCATTTCGCCGTGTACGAAGATCCGGCAGCGGCAGCGGCAACGGCAACGGCAACGGCATCGGCATCGGCAACGGCAACGGCAACGGCAACGGCAGCGGCAACGGCAACGGCAGCGGCATCGGCAGCGGCAACGGCAGCGGCAGCGGCAACGGCAACGGCAGCGGCATCGGCAGCGGCAACGGCAACGGCAACGGCATCGGCATCGGCAACGGCAACGGCAACGGCAACGGCAGCGGCAACGGCAACGGCAGCGGCATCGGCAGCGGCAACGGCAACGGCAACGGCAACGGCAGCGGCAACGGCAACGGCAGCGGCATCGGCAGCGGCAACGGCAGCGGGCTTGCCGAGCTTCTCGAGCTCCTTCTGGACCTTCTCGCGAAGTCGTGCACGTGCCTTGTCCCGCTCCGCCCACGCGACATCGCGTAGCGCGTAGAGCGGTTGCTTGATCAACGGAGCCGTGTCGGGGGTCAGCTCGTCGAGACGTTCGAAGTGTTCGGCCTGCTCGATGAGTCCCGCAGCGCGGAACCACTTCGGCGCGTACTCCCGCACCAGCCAGTTGACGGCCATCCATGAGCGCTTCTCGTCGGCCGCAGGATCGCCGGCCGTCCCGGGCAGCAGCGGGATGAACCGCTTCAACTCTTGACGCGCGTCGTGGGAAAGCCGGTCGTTGAGCCGGATCCCGAAGGAGCGAAGCACCGGGGACACGCACTTCGGAGCGTCGGAGAAGTCGATGTCGTCGCGACCCTGCTCCATGAGCGCCCACGACAGCGCCTCCATCACGCACATGCCCTCGTCGGGAGAGTCGTGGGCCCCTTCCTTCAGCTCGACATCGGCGATGAGATCCTCGATCGACTTCACGCGCTCACTCCTTCCGCAGGTTGCTCGGACGAGGAGGCTCCGGATGGCGTTCCCGAACCCGGAGGCTCGGCACCCTCGGCCCCCTCGCCGAGTTCTGTTTGGGCCTTGGCCTTCGACCCGTTCGACCTCTTCTTCGCCGCTTGCTTCGCGCGCGCGGCATCGAGCTTTCGTTGTGCCTCGGAGGCGGGATCGGGGGACGCCGAAGCGTCCCCGTCTCCGCTTTCCCCACGGCCCTCACTCGCGACGGGTGGGCTCTCCGCCGCGCTTTCATCGGGCGTGCCAGACCGAGTAACGGCGTCGTCGGTGGACGAAGACCCCGACGCATCTGGACCGTCCGGAGACGGCTCGGCCTCGACAGGATTGGCTTTGTCTTCGAGGTAGGAGCGCAGGAGCGCGACGCGCTCTTCGGACGTGGCGCGGACCTGGAAGAGCGTCATGATCGGCTCGGCGTTGGCCTGCGCCCGGAACGTGTTGATCGCGTCGAGGACTTCGCCTTCGCCGAACGTGTCGCACAGCTCGTCGAGCCACGGCTCGAGCTTCCGTTCCTCGCCCGAGTTCAGCCAGTCGCGGAAGACGCGCGCTGCCTTGTATGTCTCTGTCGGGTCGTGGTTGACGTTGCGGATGACCGCATCGGCGAGCTGCTCGCAGCGGGACTTCGATGCGATGAGCATGTGGTCGAGGTCGACGTCGAGGACGAGATCGAACTCGTACTCCAGGCCCTCGCGCTGGACCGGCTGGAGACCAACCTTGCGGACCTTGTTCTTCCCGTTCTCACCCTCTTCGAGGACGTACGCCATCTTCGAGCGCATCGTCCCGATGACGTGGATCGGCGAGTAGACGAGGGCGTTGACGAGCTTCTGATGTTCGGGAGTCGCGTGTCGCCACGCAGCGAACGAGTTCTTGTCGCGTGACCGCTCGGTCGCCTTGTCCTTGATGTCGAGGACGCCGCCGTCGTCGGCCCACGCGTGGGACAGGGAGTCGACGACAACGACCTCGTAGCCCTCGGCGTGGGCGGCGTTGATGAGATCGACGTAACGCTGCGGGGAGTAGGGCTTGTCGAGCTCGACGACGTCGAAGTCGAACTTGTCGGAGTAGGCGCGGGCGCGGCCGTTCTCCGTGTCGATGACTGCGATGCGGCCGCCGGTCTTCTCGACGAGAGCCGTGGCGAACACAAGAGCCGAGTAGGTCTTGCCTCCCCCGGTCGGGCCGGCGAGCCCGATCCGAGCCTTCAGTTGTTGCTTGGTCGCTTTCTGGAACGTGCTCATACGGCGTCGTCCTTTCCGTTGATGTCGATGGAGAACTTCAGGTCGCCCTTGACCGCGGCGACGTGCGGGATGACCTCGCCGTCTTTGAGGACGGCTTGCTTGATCGCGTTCTTGTCGGGGGCCGTCGTGATGCGGAGCAGCGTGTGGCGCTCGGCCTCGGCCCATTCGATGAACGCGTCCTCGTCGGTGACCTCGACGTTGTCGGGGAGCTTGCGCGCCTTCAGGTTCCCGGCGGGGAGCTTCACGGTCTTCCGTCGGTCGTCTTCGGCCAGCAGGCGCCGGTGGTAGTCGGTGAGCAGGAGCTCGAGGTTGGCGATCTCGTTCTGCAGCGGGCCGTTCGCATCGGTCAGCCACTCACGGATGCGAGCGATCTCGCGCTCGGCGAGTTCCTCGTTCTCCGCGATGAGGCGTTGTTTCTGAGCGATCTTGCGAAGCGCCCAATCGGCCGCGCCGTTGTCGTCGATGACGAAAGACTTCTGCTCGTCGGTGCCTTGGGTCTCCGGTTCGAGAGCGTCGAGAAGGTGCTCTTCGAGGGCGCTCACGACGACACCGCCCGATGTATCTGCTCTTGCTCGTGGCGAGGGTCGTCATCCCAACCGCGCTCGTTGCCCTCGTAACCGGTGGGAATCGAGCGACCGGGACGGTGCGGAAGGTGCGTCGACTCGGAATGACCGATCGGCTTGCGACAGACGCCCCATCCGTCAACGCCGCATACGACTCCGCAGATCTCGAAGCCGACCTCGCGGGCGACCTGTGCAACGATGCCTTCGGGTCCGTTGTCGCCTTGATCCTTTGGACGGGAGAGGGGGGCGGCGGACCTTTGTCGCGGTGGTGCTTTCGCCATACGTGGCTCCTTTCGGTAGAACGCGTACTTCTAGGAGTGGTGCGGGCCGAACAACTTGTCTGCGATGCGATCGATGAGGTCCGGGTGACGTTTGTCGACGGCGAGCACGATGGCTCCTCCGACACACAGAGCGAGGGCGAAGAGCCCTATGCCGAGAAGGACCTGGGCGACGCCGAGCGGGATGAGTTCGGCCATCACGCGACCCGCCATCCGCGCTCGGTCGGAAGCAGGACCACGCCTCCGCCGCGCTCGCGATCGGTCTCACGGATGAACCCGCCCTCCTCGAGTGCCTTCACGGCCGAGCACACCGACGGCGAACGGATCCCGTGGACCTCTTCGATCTCTCGGCGCGTGATGCCGTGGAAGCCGGCGGAACGGATCGCCTCGAAGACCTGACGCCGGACCTTGCCGGAGATGGGTCGGATGGCGACTGCCGCGGCAAGCTCGGTCTGACACGGCTCGCGGTGCGAGTAGCCGGAGCGGACCTCATCGACGCGAGTGATCGGCCGCGGTGGGGCGAAGAGGGTTTCTTCCTGGAGGGTCTTCAC